GAGGGACATACGCCCCAGTATGTTCTTTTCTTCCAGGTACTGTAGCAATACAGTATGGGAAAGTGGAAACTTCCCAGGGAGACAGAGTGTTGCGATCTGCCCCCTACCCTGAACAAGGGATTAGGTCAAGGCTAGAAGATACTTCTGAATAAATTATGACTACCCATACACCTTTAAAAAGTGTCAAGAGCATAAAATATTCACGTCCTCGGCACATCAAATATAGCGCCTTAGAGCGGTCTTCAATAGATTCATTCGTCACAGCAGTGTATAGGTTGTTTTCCTTTAGCACCACTGGAACAAACTATCGATTGAGAAAGTTCTTCTTGACAGCCCCGTTAAAGCGAATTAGCAATAACGGAGTTCCCGGATTGAAGGTCTGAAAAGACCTCATGAATTGAACAATTAGGCTTATTTTAGAATCGAAGAGTGTTAATCCTAGACCTCCAACTCGCGTACCTCACATCCTCAGGTATCTTATTAGATACTCTAGAAGAGGTGAGCGAGAAAGGTTGTTTGGTCTAAGTCTTTGCTCTACATACCGTCTTTTTAAGGTACGTCCAGACTACAATTTAAAGAACCTTGTAGCTGAGAGCAAAGAAAGGAGAAGTCTCCTGCTCGGCTGAGAAGCCCAGTTAGAGAAGGCAATACAGAGGATGGTACAGACCTGAAGGGTAGAACCCAAAGGTCCATGGCCACGTTTAGAATGAGTGGTTAGTACTAAGGCCGGTCCAAACGGTCCACAGGCTTGGACTCATTTCGAAGACGATCTCACAGCATTGAGGAATTCAGGATTAATGATTAATATACGTGAGTATATTAACGCGTTCAATTTCCCGAATGATTGGGCGTTCCGTGAACTGGTGAAGAGACACTCTGACCCTTTTCATATTCCTCTAGAGTTTAATGAACCCGTGGCAACATCTAGGTTAATAACGACTAATCATCGTTCCCTAAGGGAGATTCTTTCTTTTCCCTTGCCAGGTGCTTCAGAGGTATCTATCACTAAAGATGAAGGTGATATCCACTCTCGCCTGCACTTCCTCCAAGATAAAGGAGGTAAGACGCGGGTAATAGCTATGGGAGATATCTTTACCCAAACGCTATTGAAGCCTGTTCATACCCGTATCTTCAAAGTCCTTTCTAAGGTACCTGAAGATGGGACTCATGACCAGGAAGCTGCTAGGAGTCTGGTTCTAGATTGGACCCTTAAGAGGAAACACCTCTACTCCTTTGATATGACGGCATGTACTGATAGGATGCCTGTTTGGATCCAAAGGTATGTGCTTTCTAATACGATATTAACTCAAGAAGAGTCTATCGCTTGAGAGCAGCTCGTATCAAACAGGACCTTCTCGACTAAAGTTGGTGGATACCGACTTTCTTTGAGATACTCAGTTGGACAGCCTATGGGATTTTATTCTTCCTGGGCAGCTATGGCACTTTCGCACCACGCCATTGTTTACTGAGCCGCGACTATCCTAGGCCTTGATCCCATTGGAAAGTATGTGATCTTGGGAGATGACATAGTCATCTCAGATCCTAGTATAGCACGACAGTACCGGAGGTTGATTCTTGCTCTCGGTATTGAGATCTCGGCCCCCAAATCCTTTGTTGAAGTAGGCCTAGCCGAATTTGGCAAAGGGTTCTACAAGGATGGGAAGGACTTTAAACCTCTTTCCCCAGACTTGTTCTTGTATAAGGGTGCGAGGTCCTGGTCCGTTGTGCTCGATTTGTGTGAATCCGTATTCCGTAAGGGGTATTGAGGTGGTATGTTAACCCATTTCAAGAAGGCTTTTCCCCGCCTTCCGGTCCAGAAATTCGTCACACTTTGTACGTTGAGAGGGTGTGTGGAAGTCTTGGGAATTATAAATGAAGTGAAATTTCCAAAGAACTTCTATGATACCTACTCTACAGTTATGGCGTTCAATAATATTATGAGGTCAGGGAAACGTATTTCTTCCCGAGCAACCCACTTTTGCGAACGCACATACGGTGTATACATGTCCCCATTAAAGTGGTACATGTTGGACAGGATATCCGACTTCAAGTCACGGTATTACCATAGACCGAAGCCTGTATCCAAGCCTGATACAGGCGGTTCCTCACGACAAGCACTTGACGACTTGTTTTCTGGTATGTCCTTTTTTAAGGATTTACCGAAGCCTAGACCTGAAAAGGTTAGGGAGGAGGGGAACTGACGCGAAGGTCTAATCCTGGTTGGACCAAACTGAGTATCTTGAGACCCTTGGTATTGGGATAGAGTGGTTCATGAGCGAAAACAAGTAACTTATGACCCGCCTATCTTTTCTCCAATGAGACTCTTTGACCTTGATGTATCACCTTATAAGGAAGAGTTAAATGACTTCCCGAAAAGGATCAAGGGTTTTCTCCGCGGTAGGCTATTTGAGCTATCGTATGATTCATCCGGAAGGAGAGTCGTTAGATGGCTGCCTTCAAAGCATCCAATTAAATAGCTTCCAGGGAGTGAGTGGATCCTGAAAGGGTGAAGCTTTGGTGTCAAGTGAAGCGGTAGGGGGGGTAATCTCTACCGAGCGTGCATTAGGACTCTAAACTTACGAGCTTAGAGATTTGTCGGGCATGTAGTAGCCCTGGCCACAAATGACCCAGAGGATAGCGCTTGAAACACAGCGTCCTCTGATGAGTATGTGACTGGATTAGCAAACATGCAGCAGCGATTGTTAGGATGGACCTAAGGGTTCTCCCCTCCAATTAGCCCCTCTCGTTTGATCGAGAGACAATCACTCTACTCTTCCTAGGTGGAAGAGAACGATGCATGCGCACCTATGCAC